GTGACGCAATCGCCCTTGTCAAAGCATCTGCTTACGATTCGGTCAGCGTTGGTGCTGTCCCGGTCAAATACAAGTACGACAAAAACGGCGTCATGGTTGTCTCTGAAGCCAACCTTGTCGAGATCAGTTTGGTCGCCCAGCCCGCTTTCAAAGAGGCGGTCATCACAGAAATCGCTGCATCGGAACCCGACGACGACGCATCCGAAACCCCCGTTCCCCAAGACACCCCTGAGGAGGATCCCGTGTCAGAAGAAACAACCCCCGCGGTCGAAGCCGCGGTCATCCCAACCACACCCATCTACGCAAGCGCGAAGAAGGATTTCACGATGCCTTCCGCGTCGGAGTACCTGTCAAAGTTCTTGCAAGGTGGCAGCGTCTGGAACGAGTTCCAGCACAACATCCGCGCAGCTGCGCCGAACGTCACCACGGGTGACCTCGATGGCATCCTGCCCCTTCCCATTGTCCAGCCTGTCTACAACGGCCTGATTGGTCGCCGCAGCGTCATCGACGCAGTCGGCACCCGCGCAATGCCGCAAGGTGGCAAGGTGTTCATCCGTCCGAAGGTGACCACCCACACCACGATTGGTGCAAGCAACGGCGAAAACGTTGCACTCGATCAGGGCACATTCGTTGTGACCGACGAGCAGGTCACCAAAGGTGTGTACGGCGGCTACGTCAAAGTGTCCGAAGAATCAATCGACTGGACACAGCCTGAAGTGCTCAGCGCACTTCTCGACGACATGGCCCGCGAGTACGCCAAGCAAACCGAAACGGTTGTTGAAACCAACCTTCAGTCCGGCATCGTCGCTGAGGAACCGTTGACCAACGCAACTGTCGTCGCTGACTGGTTGTCGTTCGTGTGGAACTCCAGCAAGACCATCCTGGACAACTCGTCGCATCTGCCGACTCACTTGTTCATGTCACCTGACTACTGGTCGGCTCTCGGCAAGTTGGAAGACGACGCAGGCCGCCCGCTGTTTCCGCAGGTTGGCCCAATGAACGCTTTCGGCAACGTAGGCGTGAACACGCTTGCAGGCAACGCGTTCGGATTGTCGGTTGTGGTGTGTCCATACATCGCGTCGAACTTCGTGGCAGTCGGCAACGCTGACGGCTTTGAAATCTACGAGCAGCAAAAGGGCGCAATCAGCGCGGAAGCAAACGACGGTTCACTCAGCCGCACGATTGCGTTCCGTGGCTACCTCGCCACCCTGATGATTGACTCCGACAAGTTCGTGAAACTCGAACTCTGAGCCACTGACCGGGTACACGCACAATGGCTACTTTCACCGTCACGCACAAACAGCGCGTTGATGATGTTGTCGTTTTGCGTACCCTTGAACCCAACGGCATTGAGGTTGGTCAAACCATCACCGTGTCAGGCGTCGATGCGACGTTCAACGGCACGGTGGTGGTTCAGGCCGTCCCCAACGGGTACTTCCTCGGCGTTGATGATTTCGGTGACTACATCTTCGACAACGCAATCATCTACACCAACCAACTGCTCTACCATTTGGCAGGCGACGATGTGGCTTTGCAAAGCGCAAGCGGCACCGTCGCATGGTCGGTGTCACCGACATGGATTACTTCCCAAAACGTGCTCGATTGGCTCGGCATTGACCCGGCAACCGCGAACGACACCGCATTTGTGGCAACGTGCGTGAACGCCAGCAACGCATGGTGCTACCGCAAACGCCGCGAGGCGGGTTATCACGACAGCGCATCAGTAGCCCCGTCCAATGATGTGAAATTGGGTGCAATCATGTACGCCGCTATTCTGTACCGCGAACGTGGCGCAGTTGACGGCTTTGCATCCTTTGACTCGATGAACTTGGGCGCACCAACAATGACACTTGGGCGAGTCATGCAACTGCTCGGCTGCAATCGGTCACAGGTGGCCTAATGGCTGCCTCGGGAATCTTTGTCGCCGCTGTGAACACCGTGAAAACGTCACTGCAAGCCCTCAACCTGCCTGTGGTCACTGACCCGCGCAACGCCCGCCCCGGGTCGGCGCTTGTCGAGTTGCCGACATGGGATTCGTTCACCTACAACGTGGCAGATGTTCGTTTGACGGTTCGCATTTTGGCTGCCCCTCCCGGCAACCAAGACGCCGCCGATTACCTGATGACCACCGCCGACACCATTATGAACTCCCCCATCGCCGTCCTTGATGGCAGACCGGGATTCGCCACCTACAACGGGCAAGATTTGCCCACCTATGACCTAACCGTAGGCGTAGCAATGCGCCGAAACTAAGGAGACCACATGGCAACTTCCACTTACCTGTCCAACCCGACGGTGAACATCACCTACTCGGCAACCACCACCGATTTCAGCGACCAATGTGACTCGCTGGAAATCATGATTCAGAAAGATTCGCTGGAGTCCACCGCGTTTGGCGACACGGGCCACAAGTACGTCAGCGGCCTTGAAACCGTGGAAGTGACGATGGAATTGTTTCTCTCCTACGGCACTGGCGAGGTTGAGGCGTTGCTGTGGTCATACCTCGGTAACTCGGTCACCATCGTTGCCAGCCCGTCAGGTACCAGCGAATCGGCAAGCAACCCGGAATACACGCTCACCAATATGTACCTAGAGTCGTTCTCGCCCATTGCGGCGAAGGTGGGCGAGTTGTCGAAGGTCAGTCTCACGTTCAAGGGTGGAAACTTCGCCCGCGATATCACCCCGTAATCGGAAGGTAACCCCGACATGAAAATCACACTCCGCATTGACCAGGGCGAGGGCCCGTACGAGGTGCAAACCAATTTGGGCACCATCGTGGCGTGGGAACGCAAGTTCAAACGCAAAGCCTCCGAAATGGCTACCGCGATGGGTGCCGAAGATTTGGCATTTCTCGCATTCGAGGCCAGCCGACAGGCAGGCGTAAAAGTGCCTGCCACGTTCGATGATTTCATCAAACGATGTGAGTCAGTTCCCGAGGTGGTCGACGGCGACGCCGCCCGCCCTACAGACGGGGAACCTTCCGACGTTCACTAGCCGAAGTGCTGGTGGCGACCGGGTGGTTTCCCCCGCAAATTGAATTTGATTTTGATGACCTTTCCACGGTTGTTGAAGTCTTGAACGAACAGGCCAAGCAACGATGAGTTATGAACCAATCGAAATTGTGGGGCTGAAAGAAGCACTCAAAGAACTAAACACAATCGACAAACGAGTGCGCCGCCAAATCACACGCAGTTACACCAAAATCATGGAACCTGCAATCATCGAGGCCAAATCGCTAGTACCGACTGAACCACCACTAAGGGGCATGGGGCACAAATGGAACCCAAGCCACGCTCGTGCTGTTCGCAATGGCAATGAGGTGCAAGCAAGCGAAGCACAGGATGACCTAAAGCGTCAATTACTGCCGTGGCACCCGGCAAGCAACAAGGGCATCAAAGCATTTACTTCAGGCAAGACTCCGCGCGAATTTCGGGGCATGCGACAAAACGCAACCACATTTGGCATGAAATGGGTTAGCCGTCAGGCGGCTTTGTATGAATTGGCGGCAAAGGGGAATTTAGGCGGGAAAATGACTGCCAAGCACGGCCCTGCGCCTCGCGTAATGTGGAAAGCGTACGAGAACAACAAAAACGTCATAAATAAAGAAGTGCGTGAACTTGTCAAATACGTCATGGCAGCAGTAGGAAAGAATATCAAATAATGGCAATCGTTATTCCCATAATCAGCGAGTTCAACGCCAAGGGCATCAAAAAGGCTGTCAAAGAGTTCAAACAACTTGAGGGCGCAGGAGCCAAAGCCGGGTTCGTGCTGAAAAAGGCGATGGTGCCTGCCACGGCTGCGCTTGGCGGTTTGGCTGTCGCCGCGGTTGATTTTGCTAAGGCCGCCGCTGAAGACCAGTTGGCTGCCGACCAGTTGGGCATGGCAATCAAAAAAAGCACTGGGGCAACGAACGCACAAATCAAATCTGTTGAGGATTGGATTACCACCACCTCAATGGCTGCTGCTGTTGCCGACGATGAGTTGCGCCCCGCGTTGGGCAAATTGGTGCGAGCATCTGACGATGTGGCACGGGCGCAAGAATTGTTGCAGATTGGTCTGGACGTTTCTGCAGCCACAGGCAAAGACCTTGAATCGGTCACAACTGCTTTGGCGAAAGCCGAAATGGGCAACTACAACGCGCTCAAAAAGTTGGGCATCCCGGTTGGTGAAAACACCGCCGCCCTTATTGAGATGGCGAAAGAATCCAAGAATGTCGCCAAAGCGCAACAGAATTATGACTTGCTTGTAAAAGGTGGGGCATCCCACAAAGAGGTTGCTAAGGCCGCCGACAAACTCCGCAAAGCCCAAGAAAAACTGAACGGCGTTACTGTCGAGGGCGCAGATTTTGCCGATGACCTCAACAAGAAATTCAAAGGCGCAGCAGACACCGCAGCCAATTCAGCCAGTGGCGGTTTCAAAAAATTGAACATTGCGGTCGGGGAGGCCAAAGAGTCAATCGGTGCGGCGTTGCTGCCTGTCGTGCAGGCTGTGGTGCCTTATCTCGCCAAAATGGCTGAATGGGCGCAAAAAAACCCGGGTGCGTTCAAACTGATTGCGGGCACAATCGCCGCAATCGCCGCTTCAATCATGGCAGTCAACGCAGCCATAGCAATCACCCCGCTCGGCTGGATCATCATCGGAATTGGGTTGCTGGTTGCTGGCTTGATTGCTGCCTACAAAAAATTTGAATGGTTTCGCAAAGGTGTCAAATACGTTTTCGACGGCATCAAAATTTACATAGAAACCGTTGTCAATGCGTGGATTTGGGGCATCAACAAAATCATTGACGCTTACAACTTTTTGCCGTTCCACAAAGATATTGACCGCATCAGCAAAATTGATTTGACCAGCGGGACTTCATCCCCAGTGGGCGCGGGCCAATTCCGTCAATTTGAGCAAAGGACTATGCCTGCACCGTCTGTATCGGCGTCGGCTATGGGCGCAAGTATGGGTACCACCATTCAGGTGAACGTGAACGGTGCTGACCCGAACGCGGTAGTGCAGACGTTGCGTCGCTATGTGCGTCAGACGGGCAGTCTGCCAGTAAGAACGGCGAATATCGGATGAGTCTGCCTAATCCCGGTATTTGGTTCTTTTCGGAAGATGGGGCGGTTGATTGGATTCCGTCTGGGGAGTGGGTGTCGTTCAGTTTTACTGCTGGTCGGCAGAACGTGCTGGATACTTACGGTGCGGCAACGGGTGAGTTGGTGTTTCGTCGAACTGCAAGCAATGAGGCAGATTTGGCGGCTATCAAACCGGGTTGGTCTGCGCGGATTTACGACGAACCGACATTGTCGGGGTCATCTCCAATCATTGGGTATGTCTATGACGTGGTGAACCAATACAGCATTGCCTCAAATGCTGATTTTACAGTTATTAACATTGAGGGTGGTTTGGGGCCGTTGAACCGCGTTGAGTTGAATAGTTATTCTCTCGCCTCCGACACCATTGGTAATCAAATAGAAACCTTGTCAGCGTACATTGACTTCCCGCTCGGTAGCGATTTCGCAATTTTGTCTGACCCGGATATGGACGGGACAACAATTACCAGCCCCGCAGATTGGCTACAGAAAGCAATGTTGACCGTAAATGGGCGGCTTGATGATTCTGGGGCTGGTGTCACTGCATTGGATAAGTTTGGCTCGTACTCTTTCGCAGACCTTGTCAACGGTGACACAATTGTTTTCACTGACGGTTCATTGGCTCTCAGCGTGGGAGAAGTCGGCATCGCCTTTGACCAAGTTGATTTCTCATCACTATCACAGAACTATTACACCCGCGCCATTGTTGACCCTGACGGGCACGCCGCCCAAGTGAACACCGCGCCCGGCGCAATCACCCCGTATCGAGTCATCAGCCTT